TAAGCCGGATTGTGTTCGCTTCATTCTCGCTTAAATTGGGTACACATAGATTCACTTCTGCGAAAGATTTCTTCCAATAAGTTCCCGTCTGTTGTTTCTTCGTGTGGATGACAATCCTTTCGGACTTCAATTCACCCGTCAGCGTTTCTCCTGCTGGTACTATGTCTATTCCGAAAATCTTGCAGTCCCGGTAGAGGATGTTTCCTATGTCGGTGGTTACTATCATCGTTCAAATCTATCTTTCAATCTTTTTTCTGTCCTTATCGCTGCACTTCCTGCAACTTCAAATCCTTTGGATTCCACGAATGAAGCATAATCAGCTTCGTTTTTCAGAATTAAGCCATCTTCATTAACCTCATAATCATTCGATTCTCTCAAATGTTTTGTGTGGTCTTGATAGTTTCCGGTAGCTTTTGCATCTTCAACAAATGCCTCTCCCTCTTCTTTCATGCCAGCAACGACTTCGCTTGTTCCGTCCTCAAAGAACTGGTCAACATCCGAAAAGTCTGCATCTATTCCAACCATATTACTCTGTAGGAAAAATAGTTTGTTTCCAAAGGGCTTTTAGCAACTCCTTCACCTCTTATGCTTCCATCGACATTCAAACAACGAATCTCTGCACCTGCTTCAACCTTTGACGGCTTGTCAAAGACTACCTTGTACTTGAAATCATACAAAGCACCATTGATAGATACTTTCTTTTCCGCGCTCACATCATCACAACGGCATTTGCACACCTCCTGCCAGCTTTCACCACCGGTACCGGGAATAGGTCTTCCGAACTCATCCTTATCCATCGGGGTGATAACCTTAACTTGCAATATGTGGGGAGCGAATATCATAAGAAAGTCACTTTAGGTTTGTTACTCAGTTCGTCTTTCAAACCGTACTGTTTGCACAGCCATGAGTACAATTTCATTAGGCTATCAACATAATTAGACCAAGACACAGAAAATCCGCTTTCGCTGACCGAAGATGGATTTTGTATCATCCACGGAATTTGCTTTGCACAAGCGACCTCTAATCTTGCCCGATTTTCCTCGGCAAAAGGTTCTTCACCATCCAATCCCGTTCTTGAAAGTATATTTTCAACTACAAGATTAGACGGGGTGTTCTTATCAAATACGCTTAATACAAACTCCTTGTTACTCATGGCTGATATCATTCAATATGGTGTAATCAGTTTACTATATGCGGTATAGCTATAATGCGTACAATGTTTAGATTTATAGATGTATCTGAACGGACATTTGGGAACATTAATTCGTACCCCTTGAATAGCCATTCCCTCTTTTATCGAACACATCATAGCCGGGTTATTTGCAACCAAAAACATGGGATGCGTCATGGTCAGTACAACACAATCAGCCGGAGCCGTTTCCAAAGTGATAAACTGAATATCCGGCAGACCAACATCAACCGATGGATTCACGTATTCACACTTAGGAGATTCCACACTTGATGCCTGCACGCTCAACGAAACCAAAGACATCATTAAAAAGCCACACATGGCAAAAATAAAATTCTTCATTTCTTTTCTGATTTATAAAATTAGACAATGGAAGGGTAGAAGCACTACCCTATCCTTTTACTCGATACCTAATGCTTCTTTCAGTTTGGCTGTTGATTCTTCATCCAGTTCTGCAACCTTAGCCAAAAGAGTTTCCTCTTTCATATTGCCGGAAGCTTGCGCACCGATAGACTTCAAAGCATCAATCAAAGCCTTCTTCTCAAACTCCTTTTCAAAGAGGGGGATTTTCACCTCCTTCTTTTCTTCAGGGGCTTTCACTTCGGTATTTTTTTTTGCCTCAATCCGTTCAGCAAGTCTGCGGCTTTCCATATCCAGCACACGGGCTTCCTCACCGACTTCAATCACTTCACCGGGAGTATAATACTTTCCGGTGAACTTGTCGCGGAAAACTGATATAACCTTTACTTTCATATCCTACCTCCTTATGCTGATTGGATGGATGCAATTTCGCTCAAATCGAAATTAGTAATCAAATCCGGATTGGAAATCTGCGGAATCCACTCTGCCGTATATTCCATGTAGCGACCATTTTTGTCACGGTAGTTGGAGATAAGCATCTGTCCCTCTGACGGGATATAAGTACGTCCTTGTACCGGGTCTGTCGCTTCATACGGGGTATGATGGCGCATATAACCAATGTTGTCAGAAGGCAACAGAGCAATACGGTTATCCGCGTAAATCTGCACATTCTTTCCCGTCTGGTCTTTCACGTAGTCCTCCTTGATTTCGATGCGAGGCAGACCGATGCCGGTGAACACTTCGGAAGCCAAAGAAGAGGAAACCAATCCCGTACTCAACTTCATTTCGTTGCTGCCGAGAATCATCTTGTACTGCTCACCAAATTCAGATGAACCAAGAATAAGCTTGTTGAAAGATGCACGAGTCATAACCATCTTGGCATAAACGCCATAGTCCGGTGCCAAGGAATGAAGTTTCTCTCTCAAATAAGAGATAAACATATTCTTTCCGTCCACAACCACATCTCCACTTTTCGGCTTGATAAAATTGAACGGAAGGGTAATCTCCAGCAGTTTATTATTGGTCTGACCGGAAGTGATTGCAGCGTCTTTGTTGTAAACGGTGGCTTCACCAAGCATCAACAGCGCACCGACAATAATATCCATACGCTTGTGGGCAGCAAGGGTAATCTGACGGTAGTCGTCTGCCAGGAAGTTTACAATCTCTTCCATTGCAGCCTTTTGGTCGGCTGGCTTAGCTGCATTGAACTTGTCAATCAAATCCTGTAATTCGGAAAGACGGTCAATAGACATCTGATAAGCATCACCCAAATAGGCAATCTCACCATATCCGGAACCGATGTTCCGACGTTCACGGATGGGTTTCTCTCCAAAACGTGAATTGATAGAGCCGGCCATAACTCCGGTTACAGAACCGATATAATCCTTGAACACACGAGTAGTTACTCTGCGGAAAGTAAGATACTGCTGCCAATAGATTGTGTCCTTGCGTGTCTGGTTCACACGTCTGATGATAGCGGAAACAATGTTCGCATCATCGAATAATGTTTGAATCGTTAAAAACATATCCTACCTCCTTACTCGTTAAACTCAAACCATCCCTTCATGTTGGCTTTATCGTTCTCAGAGAACGGCATAACCAATTTTGAGGGTTCAATTTCTGCGGCTGTACGAAGCAATGAAACCAATGTGATTCCGTCCTCAACCTTTGTACGGTTAAACAGAGCCGAATTAGCCACATACTTTTGCTTTAAACCATCAACTGCAACCGCATTGAATAATACAGCATCTTTGGCGATATTCTCACCAAAAGCAGCCTTGATTGTCAAGACATCATAATTTGCATTTGTCTTGTCGATAGCCGAAACTTCCGCGCCTTTCGTACCGCTTCCGAGAAACATGCCAACGTATGCAAGGGAGTTCTTTTCTACCTTGATAGATAACGCCGTGTCACTGGTTGCGTATGCTTCTACTACTCTCACATTGATTACCGTGTATGCGAACTTATTTTTCAAGTCCGCACAAATCGGTGTAAATCCGGGAAGAAAACTTCCCACTACCAGGTTCTGCGTGTCGAGTTTGAACGGGCCACGTCTACGAATACCGGTCTGGACATCGTAGCGTTCCTCTTGCTCAACGGGCGGAACTAAATCATACTTAAATCCTGCTGACATAATTAATTCTTGTTTTGTTCAACAATAGTTTTCGTTCCCTCGTCAATCATCTTAGCGATAGATTCAGATTCTTTCTCAATCTTCTCTTCTGCCGTTTCGGGAGGGGTTACGCCCTTGAAGCCGTCATTTGCGAACTCCTGCTTCAAGTCCTTGAAATATGCGTCCAAGTCCTCATCGTCCTTGATGGCGCATCGTTTGGCGTAGTTTTCGGGAATACCATACTCCTTTGCCTTTGCCATAATCTGCTCCTGCCGGGTAGCTTGTAACTTCTCTGTCTCGAATTGAGCGAGCTTATCAGAAAGAGGTTTAACGGCTGCACTCACTGCGTTAGCAATAATAGCCGCCATGTCGTCCGTCTTATCTTCCAGCTTCGGATTAGGGTTAGGATTGGGATTCTCAATTGACTTACCGTCTTTAAGGTTATGTTTCTTCTCGTAGTTGGAAACTGCGGTCTTGGAAGCATCCCCGGCACGGAAATCACCATAGGAATTTAGCACGTCCGAGAAGCTGATACCCTCAACAATGGAGTTTACCTTTGTCTCGTCCGTTACACCCTCTGCCTTCTTAGTGGCAATTCGGGTTAAGATAGCAGTGTCCACCCCAGTAAACTTCTGTTGCAGCCCTGCCAAGATTTGTTCTAAGATTGTCATACCGTATGAATTTGATTTATAAATTTCTACGGTAAATTTCGGCATTAATAAGCTATGTGAAAAATTATCAGATAGGTGATACACGACAATGAAACGATTGTCGTAAAATGGTATAAAAAAGGCGTGAAACCGAATGGAATCACGCCTAAATAAAGTATTGTAACTTATGCCGGTACAGCCATTAATTCACGCCCTACTGAACGTATTGTTTCTATAATATCTTCAAAACGTTTCTTAGACGGCTTCTTTGTTCCGCTTACATATTGAGCAAACAAACTCTGAGAAATACCTAAACGTCGTGCTATGGCAGCAGCATTCAATTCAGGATGAGCTATAAATAAATCATAAAGAGGATTAGATTTCCTTTCCCGAAAGAATCCCTCAAAACTCAAATCTTCATCAAGCTCTCTCCAATGTATTCCGTCATGGCTCGTTGTGAAATTTGCGCGCTGCGCAGGAGTAGCCCATTTCAGCCTTTGGAAATCTGAAAACTTCTCACATGCCTCCTTCCCGTCAGTGGTACGTATCCATACCTCCGTATCAGTCAACCATACCTTTTCAACTATGATATTTTCCATAACCACTTATTTTGATTTATTAAAAAATTTATTCCAATGCTCTGCTATTACTTCTTGATTTTCTTCTATAACTGATTCTACAAGTTTCAGTTCAGATGACTTCAAGCCATTATTTTTGATTAATGTAACTGGAAATAAAGTGAATTTAGCACTTACATCCCCTTTGATTACATGAACATGTATAGGCTCATGGTCATTAGCGTAAAACATAAAACGAAAACCAAATAAAATAAATATCGTTGGCATACCTTTCTCTATTGATTACCCTACAAATATAGGTAATTATTTAATTACCTACAACTATTCAAGCAAAAAATTAGCGGCAATTCTTTGATGTTGCCGCAAAATATTCTATTTTTCTTGTACTAAAATTATAATCCCTATAATTTTTCTGACTAAGAGGCATTTTTCTGTCCCTTATTTCCGATTTGCTCATTCTTTGCCGCTTGCTCCTCCTTGATTTCTGCAAGCTCCTCTTCTACCCTATCAGCATTCCCGGCAAACATGATACCTTCACGTGTGGACCAAATGCCACCACTGACAGCGGAAACGGCAGTAGTCACCTTATCATGATTTTCTACCGCCATATGTGCACCCATGAACATAAAGCGGAAAGCGGTTCCTGATGCTTTGCCTACCCCCTTCAACGTTTCAAATGATATTCTTGGAGTGTTTGACATATCATAAGCCATATTAGTGAGTGTTTCTGCTTCAAAACGTACCGTATCTGGCACCTGATTCCACGTCAGATATTGAGCATCCGCACCTTCACCTGTAAGTTTGACCATTCTGTCCTTAACCTTACCCATGAAACCCTCCACGTCACCGATAAGTTTCAATAAAGGGAAGAAATGATAATCGATGCAATCTGCATAATTGGATAATAATTTCTCCAACCGAACCCGAAAAGTCTTTATCTTTTTGCAATAAGGTTCAGGACGGTAGGCATAGAGAACCGGTAATTTGGGGAATCCATGAGTAAAAGGCGTTCTTTCTTCATACCCTTTAGATAAATCCCACTGATAGACCATCTTATCAGTGATAGTCATAAAGCAAGTTATCTCCGAATCATCCATGAGCTTCTTCTTGTACTCACGTGAGAAAGCAATCATCTTACCTTCATCATTGAAGAACGGATAAAGCTTATCCCCACGGAACGGAGACCATAATACGCTTTTCAGCTTCTTGGTAGGTTTTACCTTGCCTCCGAATGTAGTCTTTACTTTTTTCCAGAACTTCGCCCAAAACGAATCATCATCGGTAACATACCAATATTCTGCCGCTTCTTGTTCGGAGAGCCAGGCACGGACAACCTTCTTGTTCTGATATTTGATTTTGTTGGATTTAAATACAGCCTTTACCGCATCCAGTAGCTTCTTTTCATCATCATCAGTTGGAGTGCAATCCATAGACGGTTCTGTGCCGACCGTGAAAGCAGTTTGAATGTTCACTATATCCTGTTCCAATGGAATGGAGATACGGTTCACCGGTTCAGTCTTATACTTTGCTTCGATTTCATAAGTCTTACCCGTTTTTTCATCGAAGTGCTTCTCTGCTTCTTTTTCAAGAACCTTTCTGTCCGGATATTTCTTTTCGTCAACCATGATTTCATGGCGTTCCGGATTCCAATCATCCCAAAGTTTGCAACGGTCGGGAAGTTCAGTTTTCCTACCTTTCTTCAGATAGTTTATCTTCTGCCCGATATCGGGCAATGCTAATATTTCTTCTAAATTCAATGGCATAGCTTATATTTTTAGTGTGTGAATATTCCTGTTAAATCTTTCGGCTTCTGAATCTTACCAAGAAGCTCACCCAATACATAGTAACGTACAGCATCTATTCCGTGATTGTCATGGTCTTCCGGTTCGTTGATATAGTTCCCGTCCTTATCCTTTGCCCAAACATACTTTCTGAACTCGCTT